AGCAACGCTTATACTGCTGGCGCGGCACGGCGTGAACAAATGGCTCATGATCGAAGCATGCAAAGCAATAGGTTTGCGCAAGAAAACAGTTTGCAAAAAATGCGTTTAGATCATGATAAAAGAATGAATGCGTTATTGCGTAAAACGGTTTCGGATGGATATCCGGAAACGGATAGATCCAATAGCATACAGATAAAGCCTCCAAAATTGGGTAGACCCAATCCTCAAGGACGAATTCCAAATTATATAGCGGAATCGTTAATGGTAGGCGAAGAAAAGATACCACCGTCTATTAGAATTAATGATAAATTTGATCTTCAAGTTGATCGTAATGTTAGCAGTGTCGAAGTTGGCGCGGAAGCGCGATATGGCGATTTGGGCGGATCAATTTTGGGTTTAAATGTTTTGTGGCAAGACTTTAAAAAATCTATGGAATTGTCACGCGCAACTCAGAAAGAAATGCGTAAAACTGCAGCTGAGGCGGCAACATATTTTGATTATGAAACAGGTCAATTTGGTCAGCAAAAACCTATTACATTATCAAGAATTACAAGACCGAGTGCGTTTACGCATCGGTATGTCCCACATTGAAATGCAAGCGTTGCGCGCAGATTAGACGCACGATTAAACGAATAATCAGGAGACGAAAGAAATGAATTGGGAAGAAGTAAAACAATTTTTACGTCAAAGCGAAGGTAAAAGTTTTGAAGAAGTTTTTAAGCCTTTTGAAGAAGGTTTGAAATTGCCAATTGAAATGATGGAAGGATATCAAAAATGAGGAATACGGAAATTATACCTAATACACCGGTACCGTTTAAGCGTACTAACCGCCCTGCCCGTGGTTTAACAATGACCAACGGCGAGGCGGGAAAAGTTTTGCCAGTTCGATTGGAACCAATTGAGCGCGAAGCATCAGCAAGCGGTCGAGTCGGTATGTCATTGCAAATGGCAGAAACACCAGAACCAATTGCAAATGCGGTGCATGCTAAGGCGTGTACGTATTTTGTGCCATATTTGGCTTTTGGTCAATTTGACGGCAGCCTTGAGCGGTTAAACCGGTCTTACGCTGGAGAAAATGATATCGGAGAATCTTCGCCGTTACCATTTTTTCAAAAAAATAAAATTTACAGGCCTAGTACAAATGCGGTTGTAGATCTTGATACCGCTTCGATGACGACAGTTGATACGGCAAATTTTTATGGTGAAATGAATAACAATGTTTTTTATCAAACATTGGGTATTCATACTGAAGCACAAAACCTTAATATGTCTTATGTTCAAGCCTATAATGCGATCGTAAATCATAGACGCAAAGCTCGGTCTCCAGCGTTTGCAGATGAAAATAAAATACGCAATGAGTTTGACCATAGTTTAGCAGAATGTTTTTGGCCTAATAGTGGCAACAGTCATATTGTTGCTGATTATGACGAAAAATTAATTGCCGGGGAAGTTAATCTTAAAGGGTTAACGTTTAAAGCGCCAATTAGATCCCAAAATTACCATGACACATATTCGCCATCGCAGAATGGTGTGCCTGATAATATTGGATCAAATACAAATCCAGATGGGGATACAATTAATCCAACGTATGCGTTTGATGAAGTATGGGCTGAATTAACAAGTGGCGGTTCAGCTACAATGAATTTGGCAGATATTGAACTTGCAAAGAATTTAGCAAGTTTTGCCAAACTTCGTTCAGCTTATTCTGGTCGCAGCGACGAATGGATTATCGACATGCTTATGCAAGGCATATCTATGCCGTTGGAGATGTTAAAAGATCCATTATTAGTTGGTCAGGCAAGCGGTGTGTTTGATATGGCGCAACGATTTGCAAGCGATGCAGGCAATTTGGATGACAGTGTTACGCGCGGAATTTGCAATTTAAATTATCGCGTTAATATGCCGAAAACTTCAGTTGGCGGCATATTAGTAACAACTGTTGAAATTGCACCAGAACAGATTTGGGAACGTAAGAAAGATTATTTCTTATACACAACATCTGCAGACCAGCTGCCTAACGCATTGAAAGACAATCTTTCAATTTTAGGTGGTCAACACGCAGTTCAAGTGAAGAAAGATCACTTGGATGTAAACCATAGCACGCCAGATGCTGTATTAGGGTTTGCACCGCTTAACCATGAATGGCGGCGCGATAATATAAATTTGGGTGGTAAACTTTATAGGCCTGCTAACGATGCGTATACGCAAGATCGTGCGCGAGTTTGGTCTAACGAGGTTACCGACCCAAATTTAAGCACTGATGCATATTTGTGTACAAATTTGCATAAAAAAGTCTTTAGCGATCAAACATCAGAAGCGTTTGAAATTACTGCTATGCAGGATTTGAGCGTTAATACAAACATTCAGTTTGGTGATGCGTTGATCGAAACAGATGCAACTAGCGATTACGAGAGCATTGAGGATCTTGTTAACGGCTAGTGCTAACGCGGAGGGGGCAACCTCCCTGCCCTCTCCGCACAAATGCGAAAGGAAAATGAAATGAAGCATTGGAAATTGGGAAGTGTCTCCGGATGGTCAACATACGGAGAAGGTGAATTGAAACAATTCACTAAAGGTCAGATCAAATTTAAAGTAATGGGCAACTGCACATTTGAAGTTTGGGACCAGACAAGCGGATTGATGGTTGCTAAAGGAACGGACGACATTATTGACGTTGAGTTTATTAGCCCAACAGACGCAGAGGTTTTGATTAAGTTTGACAAAAAAGGCGTTATTCAAACGAATATACGCGATACAGATCAAACGGTTGAAAAAGTATACGCAGATGAAAATTTCGTCAATTTGAATCCACGCGTTGCACAAGATCCAACTATTATGATGTATCAAAATCTTTTGAAACAGCAGGCGGATCAATATGCGTCGACGTTAGCGGCGGAAAAGGCGCGTACAGCAGCGGTAGAAGCTGCGGCGGCGCCAGTAGTGGAAGCAGTGGAAGAGGTACAAGCGGATGACACAGGAGACGTGGAAACCGCTGATTAAGTTTTTAAATTGGGTCAAGTCAGTAGACTTGGCCCAAGACTGGGCAAAGACGGTGCGTAAGGTACCGACTTGGAGAATAGATGGTTCTAGCCATTATTTAGATTTAGCTCAGGAAAAACATACAGAAGCAGCGGAAACACTGATCGAGCAAAAACAAGACCGACGCGAAAATTTTATAAAACAAACTGAGGTTGAATACAGAGGTGTTCATCCGCAGATAGTAGAATTTTGGAAAGCGTTTAGGGATGAATGCGCAAAACGCAATATTAGCGTTAGGGCATTTGAATTTGTGCGATCAGAAAAACGACAGAATGAGTTAAAAGCGC